CAGCAGAGGGGTGGGGAGAGAGTTTCACCTCACCAACCCCCCAGTGAAACACTGGGTGGAACCCTTCTGGGGTTCCCACTTCGGTGAGGGCTCGGTAATACTATATTACCTAGCTCAGATAAACAACTGTTTTCTATAAATAGTCGTGGTTTTTATACTGCGACCATAGATGAGATCAGGAAACCTTATCTCTTGCTCAAGAAGGAAGTCTAGACTGTTGTAAATTAAACAGGTATGGGAATTCCTTGGGGTCGGCCATGGTAAGCCGTCTCCTAATATCATCTTGCTCAAGCATGAACAATTTGATTTTCTTGGTGAGATTCACTTGGGATCGGGCCTTGATATCTTTTCTCCTCTCATGCAATAGAGAGGTTGGATCTAATATCAAGGGAGCGCGGGCCATACGGATAACTTCTTCATCTGTATAATCCCTCTCTTTAAGACCTTGGATTTTATCCTTGGCTTCCTTATAGAGTGGAGTAACTACTGCTATGGGAGCAATAGAATTTCTCCATCGCTCGGGGTGAGAAGACAGTGAGGTACCTCCGGGACCCGGAAGATCCTTCATTATTTCTTGAAGTTTCTTCTGAGTATCACGGAGAGCCTTAAGGTCTTCCTCTAAGGATGCAGCCCAAAGGGTTGCTATGCTTTGTCTTAAGAAAGAGTTAAATCTTTCTTCTGATCAATTGCAACTCCCTGTGAGAAAAACGCTATTTCTTTGTCGGAAAATAGCCCACCGGACTCTACGTTCCTCTTCGGAGGTTAGTAGTACCGATGTCTCATAGAGACGTCTCGCATAGCGAGACGGCATCCCTTGCATCCTTAGAAGACTTGAGAAGACCCTGGGGGCCACTAGTTCATTGGTTCGTCCCACCCGGTTAAGAGCTTCATCCATCTCTGGAAGAAGTTGCCACCAGGCGGTACTTGCCGTCAAGAATCCTTTTATGGGGATTCCTGATACTTCGTTGCCCCGCAGATATCAGCGCTTCGCAAATTCAAACATGTCTGTAGATATGTGAGTCTTGGGTTGGGAAATGGAAACTCCCAATTCCTTGATTAATCTCTGGTACTCCTTTGCAAGAGCATCATGAGAAATCACAATATCATCACCGAGGATCTGATAATAAGGATCAACGGAGGGTATACCACACCGTCTTCCGGCGATGTGGATTAGGACATGGTGAGAAATTGTGAAAACCGCTCAGGAGCTGTAGGCACCCATTGGTTGACCTGCTGCATAAATAGCAGGTTCACCTCAAGGGTTAGAGAATGGTTGTGAAACCATTACTCTTGCTCAAGCTTCTGAGTATTGGTCACCAAATATTTCACTAATAACGACTTTCTGAAACCCCAAAGGGAATCGGTCTGTTGCATTAGTCAAATCTAATGACCAATAGTTGTCAAGAGGTTTACCGGGGAATCCCTTGGTCTGTTGATATGTTCTATCACAGGGCAAGTTTCTCAACTGCTTCATGATATAATCATGGAGAGGTTTAAGAACAGTTTGTGATCAGTAATCAAATATGGCAATTATCCTAGTCTTGGCCTCAGGGTCAAGAACAGAAGATAGTTTCCTAATGTCCTGGGTTGGTTTAAGACCAACCTTTGAACATCAATCATCAAGAGGAATTACTTGATGAAGTTTAATTACTGATAGTAACTGTGGATTTCCACCTAATGTTATTATGTCCTGAAGTAATTCAGGGTATTTCTTAAGTGCGTATGCATCATTAACTGATGACATAAGAGCTTGACCATTAGGACCCTTCTTTGTTGAAGGGTGGTAATCCTTCCAGATTGGCTGAGGTTGATCTAATCTAATTTTTAATGAGATTAGGGCTTCTCTTATCTCCGATCTGTAACTATCCCAGTCTAATGCTGGACTTGGTTCAGTTATAGGTTTGAGATCAGGAGCACCATGACCTCCTTCTATAGATCGAGAGATCAATAAAAGCGTCATGATGAACCTTATCTGATCTGGTTCCTTAGTAGTCAATAATTTTCCTAAGAACCCTAGGGCTCTTGGAAGACCATTCTTATTAACAGAAACATTGTTACTGTTAATATAAAGGGGATGACCACAAAGGAATCGTGTATAGTGTAGCCTATAAGTCTTTACTCTCTGTATTGTATTTCTACAACCAGTGTTTGTAATAAGCTTATCTACATGAATACACCAACAGTTTATAAGTTCATCTGAATTTTGGATTTTATTTGTTAAAATGTGTTTATTAACTCATTTCAACAGTCCTTCTTTTGAAGGAGTAGAAGAAGAAATTTTGATAATTTTTGAACTGGTTTTCATAATATATCTGTAGGATCTGCGAAGTAACGCTATCTCCCCGGAAGGGGGAGCCTTACCAGCTCGCGGGACCACTTAGCAAAAGCTAGTGTGATCTCTCTCGGGG